GATTAAAAAGATTTACAAGAGGACATCTTATTAAAAGAAAATGGGGGACACGGAGGAAGTCAGAACAAGATTAAAAGAATGGATTTCTTTAGATGATCAAATTCGTAAGTTACAACAACAACAAAAAATTTTACGTGATAAAAAAGTAGAATTATCACAAAAAATTTTAGAATTTATGAGAGATAATCAAGTTGATAATTTTAATTTAGAAGGAAATGGGGAAGGAACAATAGCACGATCAGTACGTCAATCAAAACCACCTTTAAAACGTCAAATTGTTCGTACACAATTATTATTACAATTTGCTGATCAACCACAACGTGTTGCAGAAGTTTTACGTGCTATTGAAGGTATTCCAGAAGGAAGTGATGATATGTCAGTAGTTGGAAAACAAAAAGAATTACTTTCTAGAAGATTACCTAAAAAACAATCATTAACACTATTATAAAATTTGTTCAAATAAAGATTTTTTATTAAATAATGTTTTTATTAATTCTGGAATAATATATATTACTTCTTTTTCAAATCCCGGTCTTTGATTAAATTCTATTAAAATAGGTTTTCTTTTTTCAAACATTACATCAGCTCCAAATATATAATAAGAATTTTTTGAATTCCATCCTAAATCGGGTTTTAATTTTATATTTTTTAATACTATTTTAAAAATATCTTTAATTTCAGTTTTTCGTTTCCATCCATCTGGAAGAGTTTCGGGATAATAACGAATTTTTGTTGTACTTTTAAAATGTGTATCATGTATATCTGTATCATGCCAATTATCTGGTTTATATGGTTTTTTTGAAGTAAAAATTTCTGATTTATTACAGACGTATACACGTGTATCAATAACTAAAACATAAACTCTTAAATGAAATTTAAGACCATCAATTAAAGCTGGTTCTTTTATATATTCTTGTAATGCCCATTTTGGATGTTTATATTTATTTATCCATTCTTCAATTTCTTCGCGAGTTTGTACAACACGAATATCTTTTCCAGAAAATCCATCTACTGGTTTTAATATTTTTAAAAAAGAAGATGGTAATCCTGGAATTTTATCTGTTATTGTTATAGAATCTTTTATGAATGATTCACCTTTAAATTTTTCATATAATTTTGATTTATCAGTTATACTTGGATACTGTATTAAATTTGTTAATAATGATTTTTTTAAATTAATACGATTTTTATAATATTCTGATTTTCCAGAGAAAAATACAAAATCTACAGGGAAATTAGATGATTCTTTCATACCATATTTTTCTAATTCTTCTTTCATAGCATTCATAAAATTTTCGTCACTTGTTTTTACATAATATGTCATTTCCTATTATATTTTAGTCTTTAAAATTTTCAAGTGAATTTTTTGCAGCTAATTGTTCTGCTTGTTTTTTTATATTTGAAATACCTTTTCCTAATTCTTCTTTTGTACTTGGATTTTCTGCTATCATAGTATACCCGTTTATAGATGAAATCATTTTATAAACGGGTGTAAATTTTAAATTTGTTTGACAATATTTTTGTAATTGATCTTTATAATTTGTATCATTTTTTAATATTAATGGTATATCTACATATGATTCAATTATAGATATAACAAACGTATATGTTATAGTAAAATTATTTTTAGAATCTGTCCATAAAGCACCTATGAATGCTTCTAAAATATCACCTAATTTTTTAATATTTGTTCTTCCATTACAAATATCTTCATTATGTCGTGATATTATATAAAATTTATCTAATCCAATTTTTTGTGCTAATATACCTAACATCGAATTACATACAATTTCTTTTCTTAAATTTGTTAAGAATCCTTCTTGTTGTGTAGGAAATCGTTTTATTAAATATGTTGCAACAATAGCACCTAAAATTGAATCACCTAAATGTTCTAATCGTTCATATGAATCTGGAAATAAATCTATACAATCATCTGGTTTTTTAATTAATATTGATTTTTCACCAGTTGGTGTTATATATTCTATTTTTTTTACATAAGAAGAATGTACCATAGCAGTTTGAAATAAAGAAGAATTTTTTATTTCATATATATCAATTGAAAATCTTTTTAAAATTTTTTGAATATCTTCTTTTTCAAAGAAAATATTTTTTGGATTATATGGATTATATTCCATTCTTTTATATTTAAAATAAAAAAAGTATATGAAAGTCCGTTTTTTTAACGTAATTCAAGTTTCAATTCTTTAATAGAAATTTCTTCTTCAACATTTTTTACAATAAAGTTTGTAAGTTTATTTGCATGAATTAAAGCAACTTCTTGTTTAGGTTGTTCTGGATATTCTTTTAGAAAATATGCTCGAATTAAATCAACAAGAAATCCTTTTGATAAAGACCATGGTTTTTTCCATTCACGTTTTACTACAATTTTTTTATTTTCACCTAATGATATTTCATTAACAGCATTATATTCTGGTTTTTTTATAATTTCTTGTATTTGTTCAAGATAATGATTTTTTTGTTTCAATTTTTCTTGTCTTTGACTATTTAATTCATCTAATTGTTTATCAACTTCAACAAGTTGTTTAGAAAATTCACGTAATTGTTCCATTTACCTTTTTTTACTTTAAATTAAAAAAAAAGAAAAATAATCCATTTTTTGTAAAATCAAAAAATAAATATATTGGAAATTATATATTTATTTAAAGGCTACAAAGCTCCGACCGACGCTAAGTAACAGTAATACTCTAAAAGTATTCCCTATTTTTATCGTAAGCTCGGCATCCCGTTCTTACGTCTACAATTTCTGTTAATTTGTAGAATTTTCCGCTATTATAGCCGTGTACGCTATAAGAATATCATATCTTTTGATATGTCTATATAAATTATAAACAATATAAATTTATTAACAGCAAATTTATATTTATTTATATTCTATTTTCCTTCTAATTAAAATGTCTTTTAATTAGAATTATTGCAACATTCCGCAATAATTTATAATCGTCTAAAACGATTTCTATACCAGAAATAAATCTGTTTGGAAATGTTTTTCTTTGTTTTATAAAACACGTTTTAAGTAACTTCTTTTCATAACTTTAGAGAATAAAGAAATGAGAATAGTTTCTTACTGAAAACAAACTATTATAAGAAGAAGATACTTTAATGTGTTTACTTATAAATATAAGTAAAGTATTTCTACGTACCCTTACCTTAGAAAAAAATAATCCGTTTTTAATATATAGAGAAAAATGTTTGATGAAAAAGAAATCTTACATTTAAAAGAAGTTTATAATTCAAAATATTCAGATAAAATTACAGAAATGAATCCAGATAAAATATGGGAAATTATTTTAAAAAAATTTAGTTCAAAATGTAAAACTGGTAGAACAGAATGTGTTATTTCTCATATGATAAATAAATCAAAATCACCATCATCATGGATAACAAATCCAACAGATTGGTTATCTGATTTAGATATTGATCGAGTTGAACATAATTTTGTTAAATTATTTCCAGATTATTATTATGTTGGTTGTGTTACTATTGATTTTGATTTAAAAGATGAAAAAGGAAAATGTATTGTAGATGCTTTATGTAGTTTAAAATTAAAAACATTATATAAAAAAGGAAAAACAAAAATAGGTATTATTTTTAATACAGATGTACATACTGGTGAAGGAGAACATTGGATGGCATTATATTGTGATATATCACCAGAAATTGATCAGCCACGTATAACATATTTTGATTCATATGGTACTGTCCCAGAAAAAGAAATACAAAAATTAATGTTACGTTGGAAAACAGAATGGGATTCTTTACAATTACATACGAAAGAAATGGAAACTACATATAATTTAATACAACATCAAAAAAGTAAATCTGAATGTGGTATGTATTCTTTATATTTCCATTATTGTTGTTTAAATAATATATCTATGGATGAAAGAATTCCAGATGAAGTTATGAATATTTTTCGCAGATTTCTTTTTAAAATTAAATAAATAAGAATGGATACTGAATATCTTTTATATGTTGTAATAGGTTTAATATTTTTAGCTATACTTATTATAACCTTTATGATGACTGGTTCAAAATCATCCTCTGAAAAAACTGGAACACAAAATTTAATGGAATATACAAAAGTTATATCTTTATCACCATTAGGTTCATCTACTGATAAATTATGTGATTTTTATATTGCATCTTCTGCATATTCTGTATTTCCAAGTTATACAACTGGAGATTATATTTCTGAAAAAATGATACCACTTGTTATTAAAGCGGGTGCAAGATTAATTGAATTAGATATATATGATGGTGGTAATAAACCAGTTGTAGGATTAAAAAATGAATCATTAGGATTTGATTATGCAAAAAATTCTGTTGATTTAGAATCATGTTTTGTTGCATTAGGAAATTCAGCATTTAATAAACTTGATACACCATTATCTAGTGATCCTTTTATATTAAGTTTAATGTTTCATACAGAAAATACTAATATATTAAATGCTTCTTCACAATTATTAAAAGATATTCTTGGAAGATTTTTATTAGGACCCGAATATGCATATCATAGAAAAAATTTAGCACAAGAACCTATTGATAATTTAAAAGGAAAATTAATTATTGTATCTGGTGGTTCAATCAAACATACAAAAATGGAAGAATTTGTTAATTTATCATGGTCTACATCATCTTTACGTAGATTAACATATATGCAAGCATCACAACCATATGATCATGAAGAATTAATTGAATCAAATAAAAAATCTATATGTATGGTTATACCAGATCCCGATCCCGATTTAAAAAATAGTAATCCTACAATTTTATTTAGTTATGGATGTCAATGGAATTTAATGAATTATGGTTCTTTAGATATGATGATGGAATTAAATATAGAAAAATTTCAACAAGCTAGTTTAGTTTTAAAACCTTCTGAATTAAGATATAAACCTTCTATATTAAAAACACCAGTATTACCAGATCCACAAACACATTCTTTTCAACCTATGATGCATACATCACCAATATATGATACAAATCCAAAAACGGGTGATAAATCTATTGTTGTTTAAAATAAAAAAATCCTCGCGTTCATAATAAAAATGCCAAATAAATGGATGACACATGTTAAAAAAACTATGAAACGTGAATCTAGTAAAAAAAAATCTATGGGGAAAGGATGGTTTAAACATGTTTTAAAAAGTGCAAAAGCATCTTATCATAAAAAAGGTGGTGGTGAATCTGATCCACCAGTCCCAAAACCAGAAGAAGCACCAGAAGAACCACCAGCAAAATCAGAAGCAATGGAAGGAGGAAAACGTCGTCGTCGTAAAACACACAGAAAACGAAGATAAAATTATAGAATAAAAAAAGATTCATTATAAGATAAAATGGGTGGAGGTTTATTACAACTTGTAGCATATGGAGCACAAGACGCATATATTACTGGGAATCCCCAGATTACGTTTTGGAAATCGTTATATAAACGCCATACAAATTTTGCTATGGAATCTTTTCGAGTAAATTTCTCAGGCACTACACAATGGGGGTCTAAACAAACTGCTATTGTTGGACGTCATGCAGATTTATTATATTCAACATATCTTCAAGTTGAATTACCTTTGAAAGGAAAAGGTGCTACTTCTAATTATGTATGGAATAATGATCAAGGTGTTTTAGGATTTAATTTACTTCGTTATATTGAATTAGATATTGGTGGACAAATTATTGATAGATTATATTCTGAATGGTTATATTTATGGTCTGTATTAACATCTAATTCTACAACATTACAAAAAACAAAAGATTTATTAAGTGGACCATGTTCTAATTTTGGTGCATCAGCATTAACAAATGGAGTAGGTTGTG